CATAATAAGACAACAAAAAGCCATTCAATGTTGCATGGAACCAACATGTTCCACCAATCTGTTTTTTGAATTTAATTTCATTCATACAATAAGCATGGAAATTTATTTATAACTATACCCACCGGTTAGGTTGTTGATGCTAATAGGTTTGGATCTGTTTTCTAGTTCTTTATTTAAAAAGTTTTTGAACTTGTTATACACTGGAACATATGATCCGTTGTTGTATTTTTTGTACCTATTTTCAACGGCAACTGCATTCTCCCATCTTATCTTTGTTGCATTCAAGTTCTTATATTTCGGGTTCTTCATTATTTCTGCTTTTGATAAATTTCGCAACTTCTTAATGACAAACTGTTCGAATAGCTTATCACCACCCTTTCCTATAAATTGGTTATTAAATATGTATTGGTTCAAATCCATTCTTAGTATTTTCATTTTTGACGAATAGTTACTTTCCGCATTCTTCTGTAATATAGTACCCACTAAACCACTGTTTGCTATTCTTTTTTGAAAAAAATTATGCCTGTATATAACTGGTCCACTTTTGTTGACATAGACTGGATCAATGTATACAGCTGTTATTATAATACTACTGTATTGTAATCTGTCAGCAAGTTCAGTCTGTCCCGCCTTGATAGTCCAATCTATATCGAATACGGAACCTATACTATCTATAACTATAGGTCTTCCATTATTTTTTATCACACCTGATAAAGCATGAGAACCAGAGAATTTACCATCTTGTAAAGATATAAAGGCGTGACTGAGTTTAAAATTTCCTTTATTTTTGTTAATATTTTGTCTTACATAGTTCCATTTTTTATCAAGTTTTTCATAACTAACAATACGATAATAAGACCCTTCTGGTCCAAAAAGTTTGTGATAGACTGTCTCCATATCTTGCACACTTCCACCGGAATTGAGTGAAACACTTTTTCTATTCGTAAACTTGTGTAAATTATTTTTAACATTCTTTATACCTGTCCTCATATATCTTTCAGCTATTCCCACTAATTGAGATTTTGTCACAGTTTTTGCATATGGACAAGATGAATTGTTTGACAGAGTTTTATTTTTAGTTTCATGTATCACCTTTGTTATCATTTGCCTGCCGAGTTTTGAATGAAAAAGTCCGTGCCATATAGTGTAATACCAGCAAGTGCCACCCTCTTGTTGATCAACAAGAGTGTTTGGTAATTTATTATTCATATAAAGTAAGTATGGAAAAACTTCTAGGGAGGTACCCTGATCGCGTCCCCGTCATTGTCGAATCCAAGATTGACGGCGAAAAACAGTCCTTCAAGTATATGGTTCCGAGGGACAGGACCATCGCCACAATGATGATCCAGCTCCGCAAACATATAAAGATGACACCCAAGCAGGCAATTTACCTATTCGCAAATGGAATCCTCCCACCCAACTCAGCAACAGTGGGGCAGATATGGGAGCAGCACAAAAACGCAGACAGTATCCTCCACCTGTACTACTCACTCGAAAACACCTTCGGGTGAACCGTCATCGTCGTCCTCAATCTCACACTTTTCAGGCAACTGAATGATAACCTTTTTGACTCTCGTCTTGATCGGTGGTAGTCCTAGGCCTTTCTGGCGTCCTTCGATAACCGTGTCCCAAAAAGCCCTGAAGACTGGGAGGCTATCCACAAACCACTGGCGGTCCCTGGCGACATGAACGACGACAAACTCAGATGGCCCTGGCCAGGTCATCTCGGCTGGTTTGTATTGGATAAAATCGCACTGCTCAAGGTCGAGAATCTCCATGAGGAGCTGAAGCTGCGGCATATAGTACACAGGTACCTCGGGCTTGATGTCACGCCTAAGGGGGCACTTGATCTCGAGGAGTTTTCCAGACTCTGTGATACCATCTGGGCTCCCGCCGAGCCATGGGTGTTCCGGGTGAGGCCGTAGTCCAATCTCATGGGCAACCTCGTTGTACTTGATGCAGTAAATGTCTCTGGCCTCATCCTCATACTTGTTCCCATGCATAGTGGCTGCGTTCCCATTAAACTTTTTCAGACCACACTTTTTCATGAGGAGATCCTTGGGTTTCTCATAGGGGTTGATCCCCAGAGCTGTGGCCGCGTCACTCGCTGTGAGCATGCCTTCCCTGAGTCTGAGCCATTCCTCAGACCTCTGAGGGGCGTACTCGGCGTCTAAAAGTTTACGAACCGTTTCATGCATTTACCTATTTAAGTAATCAAGTGTTTAAGTGTTTCTTGAGCGGCATTCTGTTCCGCCTGCTTCTTGTTCTTGGCGCTCCCGATACCCATGTGGTTACCATTAACAAACGCCTGGACAGTAAAGACGCCAGACACCTGGGACACAATGGGATACTGTGGGAGCTCCCACTTGCTACTCTGACACAAACGCATAAGTCGGTCCTTGTGATTGTCATCAATCATAAGACAATTCATGTCAATTATCTGAGGGTTTGTGAATATGTCAAGAATGAAACGCTTTGCATGAATCAGTCCGAGATCCATGTAAATCGCACCAATAAGAGCTTCAAAAACATCCTCCAGAACCTTTGTATTCTTGTTCCAACCGTTACGCATACCCTTGTCATCCATGAGGATCCACTTATCGAGAATGAGATGCGTGGCAACTCGGGCGAGCGTCTCGCCTCTCACGAGCTTGGTTCTCGCCTTTGTGAGAAACCCCTCATCCTGTCCTCGGTACTCGTCAAACAAGTACTTGGTAATCACAAAGCCCAACACAGAGTCTCCGATAAATTCAAGAGTCTCAAAGGATTCTGTGAGGGTGTACTTTTTCATAGCAGATTTGTGCGTAAATGCCTTTTGGTAAAGTGAGATGTCATTCACCTTGATGCCAACAAGATGATCTATTTCAGACTTTAGCAATGGCGGGGGATCTACGAGTGTGTATTCTTCTTCATCTGACGACATTTTATAGTATAATAATCTAAATTTTTAAGCCTTTGGTTTCTTGACAACCACACGCTTCTTGGGTGTCTCGGGAGGGGCGTCGGAGGACGAAGCCACGACAGCAGCAACAACCTTTTCCTCCTTGGGAGCCTTTTCCTTCTTAGGGGGCTTCTCAGCCTTGACATAATGAGGGCTCAGGTACTTTTGGATGTTCAAAAAGGAAACCTGGACACCCTCGGGAGGCTGGAGGAGGTCGGTGAGCTTGGCGTCGAGGATGATGAGACGACCATTGTCGGGGTGCTTGAGACCATTCTCATTAATGTACTTGTTGATGCGCCTCGTTACCTCGCTCCTCGAAACAGCCTCGTCTTCAGCAAGTGCAAGAAACTCCCTAAGCTTTGGCGAAATCTCGAGAGTACGGTTGAAACCATTGTTAACTGCGCGCGCCTTGGCCTTCTCTCCGTTGGGGTCCTCTTGGTGTGCTCTGATCTTGCGAACAAGCTTAGTGAGAGACTTGATATCATTCTGGATGGAGAGAAGAGTTGCGTTAGTGGCTTCCATTTGACATAGTAATGACGGGTCTCTTTAAGCCACTACCTGAAGCTGTTGTATGTGCTCAAACCAAGTAGAACCACAAACGCTAATATAAGGGCCACAAGCCTCCAGTTTGTCATCTCCGCCAGCTGTATAGGTGACCCAGCCATCTCACCGGGGCACTGACCGCTGCACTCATTCTTGCAGCACCCAGTCGAACACGCGTACATCTTACCGGCTTCTTGATACGCGCAAACAGTCTGAATGGCTTCACACCCCTTGTTGTCATATCGAACAGACATGCACTTGCATTGTTTATCTTGAAATTGTCTCTGGCATGATTTTTTATCAATACAGTCAGTTTTAACCGGGCACTTTGACATTTTAAATGTACAACTATTATAAATAATGGACACCACATTCTACTCTGACAAGACCATTTTAGAGTTTGTGAAAAAGTCTCTGTGTCAAGGTGACCAGAAGCTATACAGACACTATATAAATGGGGATGTCGGTAAGTTTAGGGAGAGACTTTCTAGAAAGTTTACGGAAGATCAACAAGATAATTTAGAACAGGTTGTATATTGTTGCGTCACAGACTGTATCCGTGACATAATCCTCGAGACTGTGGGAGTCATGTCGAAACAGCTGCACTCGCGTGGGGACCTCATCATCACTGGGGGAGAGGCCTTCAACATGTATCTCACAAAGGAGGACAGAATCATAACGAGTGACATCGATACAAAATTCATACCTGTTTTCAAAGGTCAATCAGGTGGTCTTGTATCTACAAAAAGTCCCAAGTATTTTGGGTTTCTCCAGAGTACAAAACTGAAACTATGGGATATATTTGGTCAGACTGCTCGCGATTTAAATTTCAGAATCAAGAAGAGGATTGAATCAATCATTAAAAACACTAAAATTGGAAAGATGCTTGGTATAACATTTCCCACAGCAGGTCCCTGGGTCACGAGGCGGTACTCTCTCATTCAGAAGAAACGCCAGGATCTCAGAAAGGATGATGTGATTGTAAAAGATGTTTTGATTGATGTTGAATTGTTTGCTCTTGATTTGAAATTGAAATATTATTCCATTGAGAAAAAGAGGGTCCTCACTCAAACTCTTGGGGGTATCCTTGACACTGCCATCATGCGTCCCTATGAGGTCGGGTATGAGATTGCATTCTCGAGACACCAGGGTATAATGTACAAGAACAAGGATACTGGTTTGAT